CAGCGAGGTGGTGTGTCCATCGGTGTATTGCGACACCAACGTTTTCTTATCTGCTGCCGGCATTTTCTTGAGCAGGGTGTAAAAGCGTGCGTAGTTTCTCTCGTTTGCCATAGCTGTTTTATTTTTGCATATAATACACTTGTAAAGGTTTGCCGTTTCGCTTAACAATGAGGCGCGTCTCTCCGTCTTCGGTCAGCAGGTCAGCCGCAACGTCGCTTCTCACGTTGATATCGCGGCGCATGTAGAGCCTTTGAATGAAGGCATCAATGAAATCGAGTAGGTCCATCCACTCCTCGGGTGTATCTTCTATACCACGCATGGCGTAGTGCTGACTGACTTCAAACTGCAACCGCAACAACCACTCGGGCTTGTCGTGCGGTGTCATTGAATAGTGTCTTAATTGTCCCATTTTCGTTTTACTTTTTATGCTTTGTCCAATTATCCTTGAAGTAGGTCGGGGTTGTCATGAATGTTTCCAACAATCTCCATCCTTTCATTGTCAGGAACTCCGTCTACCACAGTTGGATACAAGCGGTGTCCATTCCAGTTGAAGCACCAACCGCTTATGCGGATAGGGTTGCCGTCATGTTGAAAACCATTCAAGGGTTTAAGTGTACGGTCTTCATTCGCCCACTCTACAACAAAATGACGGGTGGAGCCGTCCGGTATCGTCAAACGCAAGATGTCCCCTTCAAAGATTTTGTTACCAATCTTGTCTGTCAATCCTGTGTACTGACCGACACTTTCAAAAAAGACCGCATCAAAAGTAGGTGTCCTACGGCCGTCTTTATAGTAAACAATAGCTGCATCATCCTTTGCGTATGAATGGATAAGGTCTCCGTAAACCCATTCCTTCTGAAAATTTTTTCCTCTAAATAACATTTCTCTCTTCATAGTTATCTTTTTTATTGTTTTACTTTCTTACTATTCTCCCGCTTTCCACTCAATCGTTACCACAGCATCAAGTCTTCCGCTGCCTTTACACACGGGGCATTCCTGCTTGTAACGTTCCCGATAGCAGTTTTCCTGCCAGTGGTATCCGTTGCCTTGGCAATAGGTGCACACGTGGCCACGGCTCAAAAAATGCTCTTCCATGCGCCCTCCTGGTGTCTTCAGGCCGGGGACTATTTCTATTATTCGTTTTTCCTTGCTCATATTTTTTACTCAATTACTAATTGCACATTGAAATGAAACTCACGGCACAGCCGTATTATCTGCCTTATCTTGAACGGCTCGCCACCAACGCCAAAGAAGATAACGCGTTTGCGGGTGTTGACCTGTACGCCCTTTTTTCGTAGCCTGTATAACAGGTTGTCTCGCTTGTTTGCCATACTATTTTTCTTTTTGCTCTTCTCCCCAATATACCTTTGCACGCTCTTCCCAAATGGTGTAGTAGCCTTTGTTGCCAAAATAGCGTCCTTTGCTGATGGCGCGGAACCCACTGACGAATATCTTTAGGCTCGCATCGTACATCACGCTCACAGCTGTGCGCCCAGCGGGCTTGTTGCCATCGGCCTGACTGACGAAGATGAGCAGTTTGTTGGCATGCCGCTCTTTGAAAGCCTCGTAGTCTTTGAAGCTCATTTTGGTGTACTGAAAGCTGTCGATGACCACGATATCGGGACTTTTATGCTTGCCGAGGCGTGCCGACAGCAGCTGCATGTTTTCGCGGTCGAGCAATACGAAGCGGCGTGCCACGTCCTGCATGCCGGCCGTCATAAGAGCATTCTTCATCGTCAGCGATGCGCCCTCCTCCAAGCTGTCGTAGGCCACGCGGCCGAAGTATGACAATGCCTTGCAAAGCTGCAACATGAAACTCGTCTTGCCGTTGCCACTGTTGCCCCACACGAACCACACGCCATTTTTCTCGGGACAACCGAAGGCTTCTTCCCATGCACCTTCAAAGGGATAGGTTTCTTTCTTCATGCGCATGACATCGCTGACACTTAGCGCACGACGCAGCACGGGATGGTCGCGCCGCCACAGGGATTTCTCAAGCTCCTTTATTTTATCGCGAAGCTCGGCATTCGTGGCCGTGAGCTCGGCAATCACCTGTGCTGCATCTTTTGTTCCGCTTGCCATTTGATTACTATTTTAAGATTGTTTTAACACTACTTGACTGCTGTTTGCGCTTGTATCACTTTTACGCGGTGTATGCTCTTCTTCACCCGGCGCAGGTCGAACTCATAAGCCTCGGAGTCTTTTATCACTTCCGAAATGCGCCCTTTGTCGGTCACGCCGTTGGCCATGCAGACGGCATATACGTCGTGCGGTGCCGTGCGTTCCAGCTCGTAGAACTTGCGGCCGATGCGAGAGTGAATCTCGTTGTAACCGCATTTGTTGTAGCGCAACCCCATGGTCATGCGCCGCTTGATGTAGCTGGTGGACAGGAAGACGATGCCACATTTGTCCTCCAAGCGGTTGTAAAGGTCGATGAAGTAATGAAAGACGCGCTCGGGTAACTTGTCGGCTTCGTCGAAAAGCAGCAGTGGTGCTTGCATCTGAATGAGGTCATCGATGATGCGGTCGAGCAACTCTCTGATGCTGTAGCCCTCGGTGCGCTGACCGATGCGGCGCGCAATCTCGCGAATGAAGTCGCTCTTCTTCATGTCTTCAGAGCACAAGATGTAGAACACCTCGCTGTTTTCAGCAGCATAGAGGCGCGCTGTGGTTGTCTTTCCGCATCCTGCTTCACCAACCACCCACGTAACGTTCTTCACAGCCTGGGCATCTTGCATGACGAGGGTCATTTCCTGAAAAGCCTTTGTCTCAACCACCTGCCAGTCGGTAGCAGCCGTGGTGCCGAGTTGTGATGCGAGGTTGCGCCACATCTCGTCGCTGATGTTTTCCCACTTGCCTTGCAATATGCTGCTCACCGTTGCGCTACTCGTGCCCGTGAGGCTCTGTGCAGCCTTGTTCTGACTGGGATATTTGCTGACGTATAGCCGCAAACACTCCTGGATTTGTCCCTTCTCGTTTGTTGTTAGTTTCATAATTTCTTTATTTTTACGATTTTACTTTTCAATACTTTCCTGCTACCGAAGCCATGTCGACCACTGCTGTCTCAACCTGTGCCCAGTCTTCAAGGCTCACCTGCTTGGTTTTTCGGCCTATCTTATACTCTTCAGGCGCTTGGCTGTAGATGCCTGTGCGCCGTTCTATCTGCCGGCGTTCGGCTGCTGTCATACCCTTAGGCTTTGGACTACGTAGGCCGTGCTGCTCCGGCATTACACCGTGAGCCTTTTCTATCTCACGTCCGGCAACGGTGCGCTCAATACGGTCAGTTGTGTTCGCAGTCTGTTCCTGACGGATGAAGGCTGCCTCACCTTCGGTCTGCTCCTGTATAGCACGATGTATCACAAGGTAGGGCTCGGCCACGCGTTCAAATCGCAGGCTGCCGTCAGCTTCTTTCTTATAGAGTCGGATGCTTGCAAAATCGTAGGGGTCATATTTCACTACAAAACGCTCGTAAGTGTGCTGTCTGCGCCATTCGTGGTCGGGTATGCCCGGCTCGCTCATCACTTCGTATTGCCTCTTCTCCTTCTTGATAGTTACGCTGATACCCTGGTCGGTGAACGTACTCATACGCTTAGCCGTTACCCAGAACATATCCACCATATCGTGTGCCGTAACCTGCTGTGTTTCCTCATTCACACTGCTGTCGTAGGCTTCCTGTCTACTCTTGCCGTATGCAGGATGCTGCATCTCGTTCCACTCCTTCGTAGCCTTTGCGTATGCATCCTTCAGTTCCTCTAATGTATAGAGTGAGTCCTTGTTTTCCTCAATAAATTCAAGATTCGGACGGCTCGACATCTTCTTAGCCGTAATGTTCTGACCTGTGAAACGCCAATCTTTATGCAGCACTTGTTGTTGGAACCGACCGAACACCGCCTCAATGGTCTTTGATTCGCCGTTATAAGGTTGCGTGGTCCTATGCACGTGGCAAAGCTTCTTAAACAGTCCGTCGGCATCCAGCTTCTTGTGTCCTCCTTGATTATCGTGTACGATTTCGTAAGGCTTGTGTTTACTGGTCTGAATTGCCATGCGATATGCGTGATATTGCGCTTCGTAGTCCTCCGTATCGCTGATATGCCAACCAAGCATCACCTCACTCATCGCATCAATGACGACATAGACCTGTGTTGTACGCACCTTTCCGTTCTCGTCCTGGTAGTAGAGGTTAAGCTTTGTACCGTCGCCATACCACAGTGCATCACGCTTCGTTGGCAGTGCCGTGCGGTGCTTGCGTCCGAACTTCTGTCGTGCTGCCTGCTCACCATGTACAGCATCATACCATAGTGGCATGATCGCAGCACTGTTCAGCCAACGTTTCATACCGCTAAGGCTTTTCAGTGGCTTCCAGCCGTTTGCTTCTGCCTGGCGGTTTGCCTCTTCATAAAGCTGCGCATCGGTGTAGACTGGAACTCTGCAACGCTTCAATGCGATGAGTAGCTGTCCGAACTCGTCAGTAATCTTCTGCGTGTTCTTGTTTCCGACCTTACCGCTGATAAGGCTCTTGTAGCCATCTGCCTTGAAAGCCTTAATCTTTGCCTTCAGTCGCGCTTCATTTTGTGGAAGAGTGTGCTGATACTCTTCGCGCATAGCTTCAGAACTCTGATAGATTACTTCCCAAGCTCCTGCAGTGCTGCCGTTCAAACTCTGACGAATTGCTCTACGCTGTGCCATCATCTTCAACAGCTCTTTCAGAACACTCGCATTAATGGTGTACTCTTCAATGAGTTTCTCTGTAAGATGTTCCTGCTTGCCATTCTTCTCGTATGTGAACGCTTCATACCATTCGCGGGCCTCGTCATCAAGTCTGATACGGTCTTTCAGCATAGCCTCCTTCATCTTCTGTTCAGGGTCGCCGTAACGTTCCATATACCGATTCCTGTATTTCTCCGGAATGGAACTCCATGCATAAAGTGCCTGACTACCCTCGCCACCGCCGCGGTGAACGCTGACGATATTACCGCGAGTGACATTCTTCAACAATGTGTCACCTTTGATAATAGCTTCGCCGCCTCCAGTTAATTCCGCGTAGGTTACGCACAATATCTTATTGAAATACTCCATCCCGTCAAACTCTTACAAACTCATCGCCATTAATTCAACCTCACGCTGTAGCCCCATGAAAGCAGGAATATTCAAGTTCTGTTCCTTGCGTGTTTCAACACCATCAACAAACACTCTCGTGCTGCCGTCTTTACGGTCGAACACCAACTTTACACGCTCACCGAAAGTCTGTGTCATTGTCTGTTCGATTTCCTCATGCGTTGTCTCCACGTCAGCCTGCTTCCAGTTAGGTGTACCGTTCAGTTGCGTAAGGGCCGTGTAGCGTATCTTCCGTGCGAGGTCGCTGTCGCTCCTGAAGTTCAGTGCCTTCCACACCATCATGGTCGAACAGCCAAACACCTCGCGCAGGTGGGCCTTGTTCTTTTCACTTACATAAATCTTCTTTTCCATATCTGTTGTTTTACTTGTTTTTTTGGCGGGCACAGGGAATCGAACCCTGCGGGAGCGACCCGGCAGTCCATGCTACCCGCTTTGTCATCCTACAATCTATTCACCCTGAATGCTGTTCGATTGCCGTTCGATAGTTTTACAAACTAAGTGCTCAAGCGAAAGGCAAATGCAATAGACTTCATCCTGAAGGCGCAGATCCTGGTTCCTCTCAATGCTGATCATCTCAAAGACCACATCTCTCAAAACATCGGCCAATACTCTTGTTTTCTCAATACTTACTCGGTCTAATAAACTCTTGTTCATGTCTTACTTACAATAAGGTTATTTAGAAATTCGTCACATCATGATAGTTAATGTCATCGTAGGAAACCTGTGCTCCTAATGAGGCAACATTAAGCATGAGATAGTTAAATGCCTCATTATACGTTTCAAAACGTGACCAGTTCTCATGCAAGTGCATGCCTGCCCTGCTGATTTGTGCCTGACTTTGCGCCTTGATAATCGCACAAACGTCTGCTTTGTTCACATTTAACATATAAGATGCGTAGAAGTAAGTTTTCATATTCCTATATTTTTTAATTAAACATTCTTGTTTCTCGCCCCTTTTTTGTATTTTTGGCGCGATGTTTATATGTTAAACACGTTGCAAAGATAAAACATATTTTGCAAAACGCAAAATTTTTAGAGGATTATTTTTCTCGTAATGCAAATTTATGACTAAAAAAGAGAGATTAGAGGCACTTATTGCCCACTATAGTGATGGAAAACCAACGCGATTTGCAAAATATATTGGAGTCGCACCATCGACTATCAGTACATGGTTAGCACGTAATAGTTTTGATTACGATTTACTGTTTGCAAAATGCGAACTGATTTCTCCTGAATGGCTCCTAACTGGTGAAGGTGATATGCTCAAGTCCAACAAATATGAGCCTATCGTGGAAGTCAAGCCCATACACCACCCACGAAGTATAGAGAAGAAAGAAGATACGCAGGTGGTCTATCTCTACGACTTTGAGGCAACTGCCGGCCTGAAGACACTCTTCGACAACAAGAGAAATAATATTATTGATACCATCAAGATACCCAAACTTCCAAAATGCGATGGAGCCATACATATTGTTGGAGACTCGATGTATCCTTTACTCAAGTCGGGTGACATCATTCTTTATAGGGAGATTTCACCTTCTATCGAGAATATTGTCTATGGTGAGATGTACCTACTTTCCTATGACATCGATGGTGATGATTATGTTGTTGTGAAGTATATCCGTAAGTCCGAAAAGGGCGAGCCGTTTATCACGCTCGGCTCAGAAAATCCCGATTACGCCTCACGCGATATAGACTTTCACCGTATCACGGCTATCGCCATCGTTAAGGCATCTGTACGCATTAACTGTATCGTTTGA